TTATTAAATGATTTAGAAAAAATTCAATCCACTCAAAACTTTACAGTATAATGGGAGTGAATAATACAAATACCAATATTTCTTCTTTAGTATCAAATCCTGGTACTTTATCTGTTATAAAAAAATCTTCACCTAAAACTTTTGGAGATCAAGTATTAATAGCAGGATCTGTAACTGCAGTAGCAACAGTTGTTCTTACTAATCCTTTAGTTAAATTAGAAAAACAAAAATTAGATTTAGTAGCTGAAGGAATAAAATTAGATTTAGACCATCAAAAAAGTCTATATGATCTTCAAGTTAAACATACCCCTGCAAAAAAAGTAGTTAATGGACAAACACAAGATATCCCTGCAGAGTTAAATGATAAAGAATATGAAGCTGCAGTTACTGCAGAAAATACTAATTATGCTACTTCTGTAAAAATATTAAATACAAAAAAAGAAAAAAATCAAAAAGCTATAAATGATTATATAAAAGATCCTTTTGCGAAACAAAAAGAAGCTCTTAAAAAAAGAAAAACAGATAGACAAAAAGCTAAATCTAAAACTAAAGATGAAAAAACAGCTGCTAGAAATAAATTATTAAAAGCAGTTAAATCAAATGCTAAAAAAACTTTAGTACCAATTGTATCTTTACTTTTAACAAACGCTATAGCAGAAGTAATAGCCCAAAATGATACTATTAAAAAACTAGTAGATGATACTAATAATACTATTAATAATGCTAATATATCAGGTGATCCTACTCAATTACAAAATGCTAAATTATCTCGTGATAATGCTATAAGAATTATAAATAATAATGAAGCTAGAATAAATAATATTGAACAACAAATAGCTCAAATTTCTATTTATATTGGTGTATTTGAAGTAATATTAAGTATTTTATCTTCAATTCCTATTCCTACTTCTGTTCCTCCCGGTATAGGTATTCCAATAAATGTAATTACAAAAATAATAGTATTGCTAGAAAAAGCAAATAAAATAATATTAGAATTAAGTGCATTTTTACCAGCAATTGTGGTTAGTTTAGAAAAAGCTATTGGTATATTAGAGAATTATAAATCACAATTATTAGATATTAATGGACATTTAGAAAATGCTGGTGCTAATACTCCTAATCTTAGTTCATTACTAGGTTTAGGATTTGGTGATTTAGGAACATATAAAGGTTTTAAATTAGTATTAAAAGAAGAAAATAATCCTAAATTTGTAATAGAAGGAAATAAACGTCACTATGCTGTGGCTATTAATCAAGATGGTATCATAGTGGCACAGAGCGATTATTCATTTACATTAGATCCAAACGACTTAGTAGAACAATTAAAATTAATAATAGATCAACAAAATTTACAAAGCTAAATATTTATTCACATGAACATTAAATTATTTAAAAAATTAATTAAAGAGGCAGTAGCTGAAGCTATTTATGAGGAATTGCCTGAACTTATTGAAGAGGCTTTAGTTAGACATAATAAAAAAAGTCAATTAACTGAAAATAGAACAATGAGTTTTACTTCTAATAGTGTACCATTAGCTGGTGACGTTCGTAACCAATTAGCATCTAAAATGGGAGCTCAATTTGGTTTTAACGCACCATCACCTATCAATGAATTAAAAGTAATTGATGATGTAGATGACACTACTGGTGAAAAAGTAAATCCATTTTTAGCATTTATTGCTGATTCAGCAAATAATATGACTCCTCAAGAAAGAGCAGGATTAAAAAGACTAGATTAAGATGCCTATACCTCAAACAATACGCATTAACCCATTAGATTTGCAAAAAAACATTGCAATAGGGATAAAACTTCCTTTTAATGGTCCTTCGGGACCATTTAATAGTACATATAGTACTCAAGATCAAACTAAATATAATTTAATTAATTTATTACTTACTAATAAAGGTGAAAGGATTTTTAATCCTCAATTTGGAATGGATCTTCAAAAAATATTGTTTGAGGGAATAACAGAAGATACATTAGCTATAGTTAAAAACTTAATAATTACTAATACTAACTACTACATGCCTGGTGTACAAATACAGGATGTAATAATTAGTGAAGATATTGACCATAACTCTATATCTGTTACAGTTAATTATACATTACCTGTTTCAGGTAATTCAGATCAAATAACAGTACAATTTATATAAAATGACAACAGATAATAGAATATCATATTTAAATAAAAGTTTTAGTGATTTTAAAAATAATCTTTTAAATTATGCTAAAACATATTTTCCTAATAGTTATAATGATTTTTCAGATACCAACCCAGGATCTGTATTCATAGATTTAGCATCATATGTAGGAGATGTTTCATCATTTTATCTTGATACTCAAGTACAAGAAAACATTTTACTTTATGCTAAAGAAAAAGAAAGTTTATATGCTCTTTCTTATATGTTAGGATATCGTCCTCAAGTATCTTATGCAGCAAATGTTGTAGTAGATGTATATCAATTAATACCTTCTATGACTAGTGGTAGTACTAGTGTACCTAATTATAATTATGCTACTGTAATTCCTCAAAATACAAGTTTAACTTCAGCTAGTACTAGAATTAAATTTTTAACTACAGCTAAAGCAGATTTTACTGATACTGTAAATAATACAATTACATTTGTAAATTCAAATTATTTCTTATTAAAAAGATCAGTTACAGCTATTTCAGCTCAAATTAATTCAGTTACTCTACCATTTTCTTCTCCACAAAAATTTCAAACAGCAACTATTACCGATAGTAATATTTTACAAATTTTAGATGCTACAGATACTAATTCGAATAAATGGTATGAAGTACCTTATTTAGCTCAAAGTACAGTACTAAATATTTCTGCTAATTCAACATCTGGTAGTGATGGTGTACCTTATATATTAAATTATCAAAGAACACCTCGCCGTTACGTATCTAGATTTTTAACTGATACTACATTACAATTAGAATTTGGAGCTGGTTTAACTAATACAACAGATACAACTATATTACCAAATCCAGATAATATTAATTTAGGTTTAGTACCTGGTATTTCTACACTAACTAATAATTATAATGTAGCATCTACATTCTTTACACAAGAATATGGATTAGCTCCAAGTAGTAATATAACTGTTAGATATCTTGTAGGAGGTGGTATAACATCTAATGTACCTGCTAATGATTTAACTACTATTGATACAACTACTGCCTATTTTCCTAGTGGAGTAAATGATAGTATATCTGCTCAAGTAATAGCTAGTATAGCTTCTAATAACGTTTTAGCGGCATCTGGTGGTAGAGGTGAAGATGAAATTGAAGAAATACGTAACAATGCATTATATGCATATCAATCTCAATTAAGAGCAGTTACTAAAGAAGATTATATTGTTAGAGCATTGTCTTTACCTGCTAATTATGGAAGTATAGCTAAAGTATATGTTACGCAAGAAATGGCTCGTGAAGTATTAAATACACCATCTATTTCAAGTACAATATATAATAATCCACTAGCATTAGATATGTACATATTAGGATATAATTCTAATAAACAACTTACAACAGCATCAACTACATTAAAAACTAATTTAGCTACTTATCTTAATCAATATAGAATGGTTACGGATGCTATTAATATTAAAGATGCTTATTATATTAATATAGGTATTAATTTTGATATTAGAATACAAAGAGGCTATAATAATAATACAATAATAACTAGTTGTATTCAAGCTTTACAAAATTTCTTTAATATAAATAATTGGGCTATAAACCAACCAATAATTTTAGCTGATGTAATGTCTACTTTATTACAAGTAAAAGGTGTACAATCTGTAGTTAAATTAGATATAACAAATAAACAAGATAGTACAGGAACAACATATTCACAATATGCATATGATATTGCAGGAGCTACAAGACAAGGTAATATTTATCCGTCGTTAGATCCAAGTATATTTGAAATTAGATATCCTAACACAGATATACAAGGCCGAGTTGTGATTTAAAAATTAAAAATATGAATTTAGAAAAATTAAAAGGACATGTACCTGATAGCGTAATTGCTCAAATTCCTGGAGTTATGGAGAAGTTTGAAATAAATACTCCGTTACGTTTATCTCATTTCTTAGCACAATGTGGTCACGAATCAGGTGGCTTCAAATTAACAAAAGAAAATTTAAACTATTCAGCTAAAGGTTTACAAGGTATTTTTAAAAAATACTTCCCAGACGCGGCTAAAGCTGCTTTATACGAACGCAAACCTGAAAAAATTGCTAACTTAGTTTATGCAAATAGAATGGGTAATGGTCCTGAAGCAAGTGGTGA